TGTTGGCCGAGGGCAAGAAGCGGGCCGTGGCGGACCTTGGGGCTTTACGCACCCAGGCAACCGCCTGGGCATTTGATAACATCAAGGAGGCATGGAGTGTGCCCTTTGAGTTTAAGAGTGTCAGAGCTGTCTTTGTTAAGAGCTCCACGAAGGAGAAGCTTCGTGAAGCCTTTGCGGACTTGATCAATCCAGGTGAGAAGATCCAATTTTATTATCACAGCGACGACAGCTGTGTCAGTGCAATGTGCTCAGATGGAAGAGTTTTCTTTAACGGTGATATTAAGGCTTGCGACGGTTCACACCGCCGCGCCATTATCGAACTGTTGCGTGAGATTCTGACCAAGCACAAGGATGACAGGAATTGCACTGCAGACGCGATTGATAGAGCCATCGATTATTTGTATCGGGATTTACGAGTTTACAACCGCCACAACCGGCGGCAACGAGTTGTTTACAAGTTTAATGAACCCCGCTTATACTCTGGTTCTGTCATTACAACCACGCTCAACAATTTGGCGAATTTGTTGATTGCGATGGCCTTAGCTCGACGCGTCCCAGACCCACGTCTGGTCACTAAGGCCGAATTTAAAGAAGCGTATCGTCTCGCAGGTGTTGACTGCGGATATATGCTTAAAGTCATTGACTGCGATGTTGAGGAAGATTTGCAATTCCTTAAACACTCCCCGTATGTTGCCCCTGACGGCGAAATTGAACCATGGATGAATCTTGGTACTTTTGTCAGGGGCTTCGGGACGGTCAGTGGCGAACTGCCAGGCAAAGGTACCCAGTTGCAAAGGGCGCAGCGACACTGTAGTGAGGTAGTCGTTGGGCGCCGCAATTGGGGAAGTCATGTCTTGAACGACGCGTTTCAACGACTGAATTTTACGAACATTGGTATGACGGAGCTGCGGAACACCCAGAGCCTTGAACATGATGTGAATAAGTCAGTCGGTGATGTCGGCTTGAGAATACCAATCGAATCACTCTGTCGGCGCTATAGGTGCCTTGTTGAGGAAATGGAAGAATTTTGCGCTGTCGTTGGTGCGATGCAAATGGGTTCGTATGTTGACGACCCGTTTGCTTCCGTCCTATATCACAAGGACTATGGTTAGGGCCCCATGGCCGCC